GTTCTAAAGCACCACCAGTTGGTGAGTACTGTAAGTCAAACTGCCATAAGTTACGTGTATCTGGAGTAAAGGAGTAGTTATATAACCATACAGAGCCCGTGTGTGTTGTTGTAACAGACGCTGTAAATACAACTGTTGTAGTTGCGCTTGCAAACGATGAGCTTGCCACTGTGTAAACTACAGGAGTTGTTTGATCAAATATGACCTTAGTACCAGCTGGATATACAGACGTTAAGTCTGTACTTGGCGTGGTAATAGTCATCGTGTTGGTTACAAGAGTAGCGTAAGTAATCTTGGAGTAACCGGGTGTAAAGATAGCTGTATAGGGTCCAGAACCGACTGCAAATGTGGTTCCTGTTGTAAATACATCTAGTGTATTTGCTGTACCAGCAAATACATAGTTAACGCCGTTATATGCGTTTGAAACCATGCCACGCAGAATGCCACTGAACGTAGCAAATATTTGACGGTAGCCACCTATTTTTTTAGGCGTGCCACGTTGAAAACGGCACCACACGCCGTCTTGATATTCACGCGACTCGAACTGTGTACCATCTCGTTTAATACCCGGCTGAACGCCAAGGGAGTAAATTAGATTGTATTGTTCTTGTGTTGTGCCTTGGTTTCCAGCTTGGTCAGCCATTAGAACGTTCCACCGGGAATAAGCCCAGCGTTAAATGTTGCTGGGGTTGATATTTGTGGACTAGATGTGTTGGTGTTATCAATGTTTAACATTTCAACAGAGTTAGCAGTTAAACCTAAAACACTTGTACCAACTAAATACATACCAGTATGTTGGTCTGAGTTAAAAGAAAACGATGGGGCTGTTACAGATCCATTGTTTGCTAAGAATACGCCGCTGGTAGTCTGAGTTAAAGAGAACAGTTGGTTACCATCACTTAATACTGTGGCAACTTGACCTGCTGTTAATACAACAGGGGGTGTTACAGCACCGGATACATTAAATGAAATGTTGTAAGCGCCAGAGCTTGTATCGTTTACCAAGATGTAAATCTGTGTAATGGCAGGTAATGTTACGTTAAGCGTTGTTGTACGAGTACCAGACAACGCCACATAAGTTTGAATAATTGGTGCGTAAGATACTAGGCTTAAAGATGTACCAGAAATACTGTCTACGTCGTATGTTGCAGATGTAAAGGTTACGTTTGATGGAACAGCCCAGCCTACGGTAAAGAAGTTACCGGTAGATTGCTCATAAAGAATATAGCCAGAGTCTCCCGGATTTGTTGAGATAGTTGTTAAACCATTAATCAAAGAAGGAGATGTTGGGGTAATTGAAAGAGTACCAGACCCGTTATTTCTAAATCCAATAAACCAGCCACCGGATAATGTGGTGTAGTTAGGAAGAGTAAATCCACCGTTACCGTTGGTCCACACAAAAGTAGCGGCGCGGCTGTCATCTGTAATGGCTGGCGTAGAAGATACTTCTACGATGTTGCTGGTTGCAGCAAGCTGACCAGTAATAGTAGTTAAGCCAGCACCTTGTAGTGTTGCTGCATCAGCTGCAGATGTACCAGTGCCAAACTGCACATTTTGCCAAACACCAGCATCTGTAGTGTTATCAGATAAGTAGAAGTAGCGTGATGTTCCGTGTGTTAAAGTAACAGATTGTGTTCCACCAAAAGCAGTTACAGTAAAATCAACAGAACCTTTGTTACGAATTAAAATGTCTGTGCCAACAGAACCTTGATTACCTTGTGGAAGGATTACGGTTAAACCTGTTGTGGATGGCACACAGTCCATAATGCGTGATGCAGGGACCTGCGTTGGATTAACAACAGCAGGCCAGTATAACTGGGTATTTGTGCTAAAGTTAAGCGCGTAGTAGGATACGTCTGTTGGTTGAACAACGGTACCAGTAAACGGCGATGTAAATGAGGTAGACATGTATTAAGGTTCCTGTACCGTAGTATTTCTGTCGATCTTGCGTGAGTCATCCTCTTTTTTGAGGGCTGCAATAGAATCGGTGTAATATGATTTCCAAACAGGCAATTTATCAAGTGCCTTTAAATAGCCTTGTGCTTGTAATAAAGTACCAAACAACATGGCCTGTGGGCACTCACGAGTAAATAAATTTTGTTGATTAGTTGTATCTAAAGGTTGTATCTCACTATAGTAAATAATTTCTATAGAAGAATCAGCTGACGGGGCTGGTGCAAAAGCCCAATTATTATAATCATATTCAGCGTAAAATTTAGGAACACCTGCAGTAGATTCTGATTGATACAATGCAATGTAGTCTTGTGAACGCATTACAATTGGTGCCCCATTTACTTTCATGGAGACTGTTTTTCTCCAACGAGCAGGTTTATTTAATACAACCTGATTAGCTGCTAAAGTTGTTTCCACAACAGTAAGTTGTAGTAATGACTTTAACTCTGCTGCAATAGCAGACTCAGCCAAACCAATTAAACTAGGAATCTGTGCGATGAATCCAGCGTCGTCACGCTCCATGTAGGTTATGACATCTGCTACCAGATTGTCATAGGTCATTTGATATGCGCCGCTCATCTTGTGTAGTAACTTATGTTAGGTTGGAAATAGATTGGTGACTTGTCACGATCTTCTTCTTCAAATTGAGTGCGTGCATTCATTGCCTGACCTTCCAGATACTGAATACGATTAATATCAACACCGGGTAGCTGCATAGATAATCTGTGTGATAGTGCAGCTTGGAAGTAATTAAGCGCACGATCTGGCATGTACAAATCATCAGTCAACGAGCCAACATCTTGTGGCTGGCATTCCAAGATCATAGAGAACGCTTGGAAGTTGTTGTTTGGCACAGGCCATAGATACATCTCTGGATCTATTTGACGATTGAACCAATACTGTAGTGAACGCTGGCTTGGGAATTGTTTGTTTGGCAAAGAAAAATAATCAGTACGATTAAGTCTTGCCATCGGGATTACTTGTTGCGATTGGGCGAACTGTAGAGCGCGAAGAGAATAAGTACTACCACTATTACGATTAGATAGGCGATAATAGTTAAAACTTTGGGTTGTGTTAATGCCATAGTATTGCCATTGTCTGTCAGCTAGTGTTACTGAAGGGAATGATTCCCAAGTTTCCCATGTGACGCCGTCTGTACTTACTTGAAAGTCAAGATCGTAAGTAGCACTGCCACTAGGAGCATAAGCATTAAATCCCACATAGAATAACCTCGTAGCCTGAGAGTAAGCCGCGCCAAAGTAGTTGGCAGGTAGGGTAGTTGTTGCGTGTTGGTTTAAGTCTGCGTTACCAGTCTGGTCAAACAGCGTGTAGACAGCTGGGTTAGTAACCGGAAGAGTTTGTGAGAATGTTGGGTTGATTATGTAAATCCAGTTAGCTTCCAACACGTCAACACAGTTGGTTGGCATAGGAAGAACTTGCTGGTTTGTCTGAGCACCCATGACCACAATTTCTTGTAGCCAGATGTTGATGCCACGGTTTACAGAGTTTTGTAGTATGTAGAATAGGGCCTGTTTACCAGCCTGTACATACTCCGGTGTCATCTCTTCCGAGGTTTTACCTGCGTCACGGTACGCATAAGAAATTAATTGGTCAACGTTGACCTTAGTTTGATTGTATGTGCCAGAATATGCCACAGATTATCTCCCGCGGCCAGCGGCTCGCTTTTGTACTTTTTGTGGTAGGTTTGGTTTTGCTTTGCCAGCTTTGACAAACTCTTTACCAACCTTTTTAGGAATGCCAATGGTNCTCTTGCCTTCAGCTGCGGCATACATGGCGCCTAGTTGTGCTTTAGACTTGATTGGCATTAGCAGGCCTTTCCACCACGTTTAAAGTGTAAACGAATTCCAGATGATTTTAACAGGCGGTTACCTTTGGTTTCCATGCTAGAAGGCTGTGCAATCTCTGCCTCGTCTCTAATCATTTTAGCCGGGCTACGCTTTTCTGGGTAGCGACGTGCTAAACGCTCGCTTTCACGCTTGTTTTCATACTCAGTGTTTTGACGATCTGCTTCTTCAATAGTCATGTCTGGCGGGTAAAGTTTAGTTTCGGCTTTTTTAGGGGCAGACTTTGTTGGCGTTTCCACGTCATCTTGGTTTTGTGGGGGAGATCCAGCTTCAATCCATTTCATAGCGCGGGAGCGCACGTCGTCATCAATTGAACCACCAGT